GGTGTCATCATCAACGGCCACGACCGTTGGTGGGAGTGGCTCATGGTCCCGGTCGTCACAGCCTCTGGCGACGACAGCGTCGTCGTCGTGTGGTGCCGCGACCCGAAAGACGGCAGCTGGACAGTGTTGAAACAACACCTCATCGCCGGCCGACCAGCCACAGCTCAGGCCTATAACGAGGCGGTCGCGGCGCTCGGCAAGACCCTGGGCTTCATCTTCAAGGTTTCTAGCAACACCGAAGGTATCAATGGCATCAGCTACTGTGGCGGCCGTATCTTCCCTATCAGGCCCAAAATCGTTACGTTCAAACGGCCGTTCGCCGACCAGCGTCAGCTTCCTGACAAGATTCGCCTCATGCGCTACGCTTTCGGCAACAGCCCTAGCCGCCGCGTGGCGAGTCTCGGTTTCGTGAAACGGAAGGACACCTGGGAAAACGCCCTGGCCGTCTGGGCCGGCAACGTCTGCCACCAAGCCCCCAAGTATAGGCACGTGCCATTTCTCAACGTGCTCTGGGACGCGCAGCTGCCGATCGCCCGCCGGTCGCGTCGCGCCGACCCGGACGACGACACTTATAAGGTGCTCAACGACCATTGTTACGAGCCGCCACGCGATTTATGGCGCTATGACGAGATGGTGAATGACAACGGCGTCCCGTTCACCATCACCGGACTTTCCCTCTCTGAGGCCACAAGGCAGTTTTCTAGTAACTACAGCGAGCTTGCCGACAATCTCGTGCCTGAACGCACCCTTATTCTTTACGACCACATTCTGCAGGCCATCATCCACGGCGACCTCTGACGGCCTACAACGCCGGGATAGAACGGCCCCGGGCTGAAAATGTCTAAAGTAAACGGTTTTCAGAGAGCATCGAACGCTCGCAAGTCTCGAGTAGCACCTTCCGTGGTTGTCGGAAGTGCCGCACGTAAACAACCAATGTCCAGTACTAAACCCCCCCGTCCTCAAGCCCGAGCCCAAGGACGGGCACCCGCCGCAGCTTCAGCTCAGCGACGCCCACTGCCCATCATGCCCCCTAGGCCCATGACCAACACGGGGCAGCGCCGCATGAACTCGATCGAATCACGCGCCAAAGCTGCGGCGCGCGATCGTGCCGACACCCGGAAGGTCGGCATGGTCCACAATACAAGTCGCGGAGATATGGCTCCCGTCGACCCACCGCCTGCGGACGTCAATGGCGCCCGCTCTGCGATTTCACTCATACTTCCGGAGGCCCCGCCAGCCCCCATCAACAGCGAAAGTGCCATCACCAGCACAGTGTTCTCTACTGAAACCCAGTTTTGGGTGTCAACGCCTCTTAACGGGGGCAACTACGAGATCACCCTTGGTGCTGGGCCTTTCATGTCCAAGGGCTGCTATGCCACGCTCACCTACGCTGCTGGCGTGCCTGCCACCCGAGTCACCTACGACGACCCCAACATCAC